AGTAGTGGGAGAATAATAATTATTAGGCGAATTTTGCCAAGTTAAAATTAAATTACCCTGCGTTGTTGTAGGACACTGTGGCACATAAAATAATGCACAGTTCAACCATAAATGTCTCTGATACATTCCTGCTGTCGTTGACAGTATTGTACCAAGATTGGTTGTTGCTGGATTAAGAAATCCAGTTCTATTACGAAATAAACTAGGTATACCAGGCATCTGAAGAGGCTCAATAATAACTGACCCATTTACCCTAATACATGGAGTTTTACCATAAACTACATCCTTAATTGTTAAGGGAGCAGGTGTGTAATCTGCAGAATGGGAAGAAGGTAATTGTGTAATTGACACTACTGGAATTTGTTCCTTAAGTGCAGTTATAAACTTTTCTTCCTTAGTTCCTGAGACTATTTGACCTGAAATTTGCGGTTTAAAGGACTCTTTTGCATTTGGCACGAGAGGCTTATTAGTATCGTTTAGCATATCAGCTACCTTGAGAATAGAATTTGGTAACTTGTTCATTAGACCATCAACTGGGTTTTCCATAGTTGTTACAATAGTGTCAGCAATTGACAGTCCGGTATTGACAAGTTTATTAAGTGATATATCATTTTTACCAATTTTTGTTTTAGTATTGGCGTTTATTTTAACTAACTTTTTATTTTGGACTTTAGTGTCCTTTTTATTTTGTTTTGGTTCGAATACCTTAGCTTTTGCTTTTGGCAAAGATAAAGATTTGATATTTTTCATAGTTGGTTTTGATGTTTTTTTGCTCATTGAGTCTTGTAGTCGTAATATTAAAATAATATACTCTAAAAACTAACACTAACAATCAAATATCATGTGAATCGACGTTCGCACATGAATATACTATAAGCCACTAAGTGGTGAACGTACAAAATATTTACATATAAGTTAATATAATTAGAAGGTGTTCTTAGAGAACCAATCTTCATCGAGGACCACATAATATGATTCCTTCTCAAATAAACTCAAGTCTGTACTTGCTTCTGGGTAGTCATTCCTAAGAACAATAGGCCCGTCAGGCATGGGAAAAAATATAGAAAACCACTCTTCAAAAGAAGAGCTTTTCATCTTCCATGCTGTAATAGAGGTAAACCTCCACAGATT